TCAGACGCGACCGCGGGTCGAGCGCAAGCATCCGGTTGCGCCCGCCTTCTGAGGCTTTGGTTCCTCGTCTAGCAAGCTGGCGTTGTTGACGTCGATATCGACATTGTATGTGGCGGATAGTGCGATGCGGCATGAAATTTTTGACGGGCGTCGAGCGGCGACGTCGCGGGTCGGATGTGGAGAAGCGGTCGATCCTGGCGGAGGTGGGCGTGAATGGGGCGAGCGTAGCGAATGTCGCCCGTCGTCATGATCAGCCGCCTTTGAAGCTCGCACTGGTTCTCGAAAACCAGCGTTCGAAACCGCGCCGGGCGGTGCTCCGGAGAACTGCCATGGTCGCGGATCCGCGCTCAGGTCGGAACTGACCGGGAAGAGGTACCCCTTGCGGGGGCGGGTCAGAGTCGTCGCGCAGCACGCCCGTTTGCGGAGCCGTGGCTTCTCGACTACGCGGACGCTGCCCGAGCGGCAAACGGTGGATCGGGTGACCGTGCGGGCTGTCGGCGCAGCAACGCGATACATGATCGACGAGTATCCTTCGACCCGCCACGGGGGAGGGTCAAGCGCCGCAACTTCCACGAGCGTCTCCCCCAAGCCTTCGACGCGCTCCTTCTGGTGCTGATCCTCTGTCCCGAGGAAGCCAAGCCGCCGGCAGACCTCTTGCGCTCCTTGCCGGCGCCGCTGATGCTGGCGCTGGTCGATTGCTCGATAATACTGCATCATCTGGGGCTGAGCCATGCCATACCCGACGACGCCGATATGGCCGGCGTTGATTCCGCGCTTCCAGCCTTGAGCCGAACAAGCTGATACTGAAGGCCCGACCGGGTCCGAAGCCTATCGAATTACAGGCCGACGGCCGTTTGTGCCAGCCGAGCGAGCGGATCACAGAGCCCAGATCTTAGTCAATGGCGTGGCGCTTAGAGCAGACATCACGCGATTTTGTCTTGACGCAGGGAGCGCGGAAAGATCCCCAAAACGTGAATCTTTATGCCTCTCCGGCAGCCACTTGCGTGGCGCATGGCGGGCCCAGAAGGTGTGCAGAAAGCAAACGCAGCCAGAGGTTTGCTCGGTAAACACCGCCTCAGCGCGCTCCTTGCAGATCAATCACTTAGACATCTTCATGTAAACGTCCTGTGCGAAGATGACGGCGAGGAACTAGGCCGTCCAGTCGATCCCTCCCGGGCGCTGTGCAGGTTGACGAAGCCCTCTCCGCCACGTCGCGACGCAGACCGAAGTCAGGCCGAAGCGGCCCTTCCGGGCTGTCGGCAGCGAAGTTCGGAACCAGCCTTTTACCGTCATTTAGGCGGGGCGCGGCGCTTGCCGCCATTGTATAAGGCACTGTCGTTTGCTGCAAACGCGGGATGACGACGAGGTAGCTTGCTAAGTGGGCATTCAGTCATAAACGGCAAAGCAGCCTAATTAAAGCCTGAACTTTTAGAATGGCTACGCAAACAAATCCTTTGCGAAGCGTTCAACATACTTTCTCAATATCTGAGCGCTGGCAAATGCTGCGAACCGTTGAGCCCCGTCGTGTTTGTCTGGGTCAGCGAAATCGCAAACACCTTTCAAGGCAAGAAATTTTGGCTGGGGAGAAGATGCTTGCTGGGCAGCCGCATATACGCCGTATATTTCCATTTCCAAGCCAATTAGGTCACGATTTTGGAACTCTCGAACTTCGTCTATCGCTTTGCCATCTGCCATTACAGCAGCGCCTGAGGCTATGGGGCCAATCCGAAGTTTGAAGCCGCTCGGTGCATCAGAGCCGAACCTGCCCACAATATCAGCTACCATCCTTCTGTCGGTTGTCATCTGCTCAAAGCGGCTACGTAAAAAGTGAGATATTGGGATCTGATGCGGACTAAATTCCATTTTTGCCTTCTTGTCTTCTAGCTTCAGTTTGCCACTTTGAAAATCCCAAGCCGGGTCCGCAACGACCACATCTCCAAGCTGTGTTTTGTCTCTGTGTCCTGCGCAGATGCCTGTCATAGCTATGAGCTTAGGTCTGAGGCGCTCAATGACCTTGTTCGTGAGCACTGCAGCGGAAACCATTCCCATTTTTGCTGAACGCAGCGCGGCCACTTTGTAAGTTATTTGATCGAGCTCAAATGATCCCTCCCAAAAAAAGGTCACATCATCCAGAGGTTTTTGCTCGCCCCAACACCAGGGCAGCTTAAGCACCTCTTCTAGCTCCGGTTCCTTAAGGGCACATACTATGGCAAGATCAAAGTTAAACTCTTGTTTGTCACTTCTTTCATAGTTATTCATCAGGTACCTAGCGCAGTTTATGATGCGCTGAACCCACGACTCATCGACGGCAGAGTAGGGAACCACTGTCCAGGTGTTCCTTTCGAACTCCTTCGTTGACTCATCCACCGTACTTAAGTCGGCGGTAATGCCGACGATGTATCGCGGTTTCTGAATCGCGCTTTCGTGCTGGATGGCTGTAAGTAGATCTGTAGAGTTTACCTGATCTGCATCCAGATCTGGCCAAGCAGGCACGAGGATATCCAGGATCAAAAGATCGTATTGATTATTCTCAAGCTCATTGTGTGCTTCGTTTGTCGAGGAAAGGAACTTAATATTGGCGCGCTGAACGCCGAGTTTTGCCAAGGCATCAGTAAGCGGCCTGTACCGAGTCGGATGGTCATCGACAATTAGGACTTTAAGCAAGTGGTTTACCTCTCGATTATCTTCTGGATCACTGATCTCAGCGATACCTTCCAGTCGTCCAGTGACGAATTAAAGTGCACAACCGCAACAACAGTCTCTGGAAACTCTTCCATCATCCGTTGCCGAAGAGTGTTCAATTCGATCAAAGTCCCCGCTTCGTCTGGAAAGGCCTCGTAGCCAGTAATGACGATGGTCGGAAGCGAAAGCCCCAACATGGCGATATGTCGCAAAATTTCTATTCCGCCGAATCCCTGCGGCCTACCACCATGTTCACCTTGGCCGACATCGAATGTCGGAAGCGACATGTCAAGTAACAGAAGGCTAAAAGCCTCATCTTCGATAGCGTCTAGCGCAGTTGATACGGACCTGGCATCTGTAACGCTAATTTTTGAAAATGACTCCCTCATGAACCGGCGAAGGTGCGCCAGTTTTGGGGCCTCATCTTCAACAAGTAGTGCGCAAATCCCGGTCAATTCGCGGCCTCCAAAATCAGCGAATATTGCATCTCCAGGAAGAACATCCCATCGGCGGTTACTCCGAAGTCAAGCCTGCCCTTGTCGCTCTGTGCTGCTACCGCAGCCAGCTTAAAGAACCCAGAGCCTCCTTCTTTGCGTGTCTGGAACTTTGATACACCATCGGCAATAAGACGCTTCCGCTCAGCAGCACCCTCCTTCGCCGCCTTCTTAGCGGCCGATTTGATTTCGCTTTCAACTCTAACAACAAGCACGCCTCTATCTGCGTCCACCAGCGCGGATGTGACAGTGCGGGGGCTCTTCAGCCCTGAATGGTCTTTAGCATTCTGTAATGCAATCAAGATCAAATCGTGCAAATGCACTAACGATGGCGCTAATATCCTTGTGCTGTGGTCTATGTGTGTTCGCTCAATTGCGGGAGAGAAGCCGGGCAGACAGTCTAAGGCGAACTTTTGAGCCATGCTGACTGCGTCATCGAGCGCAAATGTCTTCCCAGCGTAGTCCAGATTCGTATGCGAAAACCAATCAGCGCATTCATCAAGTTTTACTTGTACTTCACTCGACCGCCGTCCGATGGTTGCATCAAATTCAAGAAATTCTCTTGAATTACCCAAGGCATCCTTGACCCTTGTTCGCAGATCAATGATCGAACCTATCAGCCTGTTTTTAAGCTCTTCTTTGATAAAGCTACGTGTGATTGCTAGCGCAGGCTCCAAGCCTACCCACATAAGCGCAATGGCTGCATCCACAAAGCCATCAAACGATCGGTCGTTGCGCGTAAGTGCCTTGGTTAGCTCGACGACATTTGCGGTGAGTGGCAGAAAGATTAGCCCATTGGGATTCTCCTTCCCCTGTATCTGTAACCTTCGATTCTTTGCTTCAATCAACTCCTTGTCAAAAGCAGCTGAGAAGTTGTCAAAGGCTGACAGAAGAGCTTCGCGTGGCATGCTGCCGCTAACCGCAAGTTTGTTGACCCACTTGTAGTTAGGCTTGTAATCAGCCCCTTCGCTTGACCGATTGGTAATTAGTTCCTCTAGCTCGAGAGGTGCGCGGATCGAACCCACGAACGATTGATGTCTAATGCGCTTGCTAAGGAAGAAATCCAAGCCAAAGGCAGAGTTGGTGAGAAACTCATCACGCAATCGATGAAGAATACTGTAGAGCAGAATGTCAGCTTCACTTTCCGCAGAGAAGGGCACCGTGTTGTCACGTTGCTTCTTTCTGATCTGACCGAGTAACTCGTCGAAAGGGCGACTGTGTTCGATATCCAGCTCCGCTAGGTCAAGGTAGCGAGAATAATCTTCAGCTAGGTTGGCCTTGGCCCACTGCCTAAGTTGAAGCGTCTCAACGTATATCCTGCTGCTGTCTACGATTAACTGCCCATCAAAGAGAGAGATTTCCCCTTGCACTTCTACCAGTTCAATCGCATAGACGCTGCGGTTGTCAGGATCGATGGTCTGCAATTTTGAACAGATGCCCACCCTTTCGGCTAAGACTTGGCGGGACCCCCTTAGTTCTTTAAGGATGTCAAGCACATCAAGAGAGCATACTCTATACAAGAAGTACACTATTACATGTTGCGGCAGATGTGAGCCGCTCCAATCTAACTGAGATGGCAGAGGGCAGGGCTGGTCTTTGAAGAACTGCTTCACGGAGAATCTCAAAGCCGACCGAAGTCTCGGATCAGATTGAGCCTCCCAAGCTAAGTGTATGGCAACCGACCGTAAGACCGGATCGCTGCTGTGCTGGAAGTCTAGCCACTCATAACTTCCAAGGAGTTTGGCGATCTTATGTCGAAATGGTGAAAACGCCGCGAACGAGCATGAACGTGCCAGAAGATCGATAATCGTCTGTCGATTGTGGGTAGATACTGCATTGCTTAGAACGGCGAGATCTAAGAAGTGGCGCCTCGCACCTTTGCTACACCGGACAGCGGGAAGTTCGTCCTGTTCGGCAAAAGATGTGCTGCTTTCTCTGGCCGAATTCCCTAGTGCGAAGGCTAGAGCGACGATGGAGTTGGTGTCGTCGCGATTTGCGTGGATGCCTGAATAAGCGCGCCAGAAGTCCGCCGAGGATTGAATTCCGGCATTTGGGAAGTCAGAGATGGCCACATGACGAAGTAACGCTTCCTTTCTTAGATCCTCAAAGCCGAAAGTTGGGCAATTTAACCCGATCTCCCGATGTTCCTCTGGCCCCAAAAGTGTAGATTTGTTCACCAGTCTTGAATAAGTCCACAGCGCCTGAAAGAACGGAAGTTGACCGAAGTTTCGCGATAACTTCACAATTGCATCGTGCGGATCGAAAAGCTGCGTCGGAGTGAAGGTAGCTGAAATAAAGCGCACGCACCTGCGCGATACTCTTTTCTCCTTCGGCTCTTTGAGGGTGCCCTCTGAAGTTATCCAGCCCGTATAGATGTAGTCCCACGGGTTGAGTGCTGAATTAGTATTAATTATCCGCGCCGCGGTCATTAATGCATGCGAGTTTCCCGGGTCGAGAATGGCATTGAGTACTCTATTTTCCTCTATATCCTGCTCGCATTCTGATTGGCTTGGAGACACTGCAATGGCCAATTTTGCAATGCGAAAATCATTAATGTCTTTAAACTCACTTACGAAGTGATCGATCAATGGTTTAGCAGTTGCCGCCTCCATGCATAAAGTCTGTAGTGCTGCAATACAGGTTTCGTAGTGATCAAAAAAATGATGACTCTGAGATACTCGTATTAGGTTTGATAAGCCCGCTGCGGACGCTGGGATTTCACCTACCAGTACGAAGCGTAGGTAAGCCTTTACCTCCTTTGAGAAGAAGCGATGCTTTGCTATTCGAGCCGCTGTGTTAACCGAGAATCGTTCGGCAGTCGTACGCGACTCGTTCCTTACGCCGCAGAAGTAAGCAACGTATCCCAACAATCCTCGGTCAAAAGCAGATCTGGCTTCTTCAACAACTTTTTTCTGCGCCTCTAGTCCGTAAGCTTCGTTCGTGAGCGCGATCCTTAACTGGACGCTCCAAAGACTAATCCCAAACTGCCGCTCCAAATCATCAACGCATTGAATGGCGCAAACAAATTCATCGCTCAACACATGTTGCGTGACCAGCTCCGCTGTTCTTCGGAACTCTATCAGTTCCTTCTTGTAGCGCGTCAAGAGCGCCGTAGACCATAAAACTTCTGTTTCGAGGCGCGCTTGTTTGGAGTTGGCGATACCTGATAGTTGCTCATATCCCTTTAGGGATCTCTTTATTTCCGGAAGTACGGCCGCTTCTTGCTTTGTCAGCCACTCAACAAATTCCTGATACTGATCCGGCTGTAGCATTACACGAGCGCTAAGGAGCAGCTTCTGAAGTGCGGACCAATACCGATGCGCAAGCGCCTCACTTGCTTTATGTTTCCGAAAACCCGAACTGCGGACTGATGAGATTATGCCGCGAAATTGATTTTTGAGATCATCAAGATGGTCTGGCATTTTCATCTTAAACTTCTCTTCTCCCGTGCGGCAAAAGGCTGATCCCGCAGCTCCGCTCTGGTCCGAGTATAAACTATCATTGCTGAAAGCCCAGAGACATCCGGTCTGCTGTCCCGTGGGGCGCGAATCGACTTCCTTTCGTGGACCTAGCTAAGCCCTCCGGTGAATGTCCGCAACGTGGGCCGCGGGTGCAGCATGGGTTGAAGTCATTATACGTCACCTCTAGGCGGAGCGCCTCGTGTTGTGGCGCTTGGCTCGCCGGATGACAAAGGCTGATTTCTGCGCATTGCGGTCATAGGGGCGCGGCCGTTGGCCGCGCGCCGCGCCCTGAGCGGGCTAGATGCTCAGAGGTTGTCTGCTTGGGCCAGCCGGGATCGGACCAGCGCATTGAGCGTGTCCGCCGGCGGGGCCAGCTGCTTCAGCGCATCCGGCACCGAATTCCGGACATAGCTTGAGACGAACTCTGTCGCCTCATCGGGAGCAAGCTTCCGCGCCACCGCCAGGCGCGCGGCGGTAATGATCGCCGAGTGCAGCGCCTCGCGGTGCCGTGCCTCGATCTGGATCCCGGTCCAGCGCTGGATGCGCACGGTCGCAAATCCGATCAGCGCTGTCAGCGCCACGCCGACGAGATCGAGGAGGCTCGGCGTCAGCGCGGTCAGCAGGTCGCGGCCGGTCGAGGCGGCGGCCGGAACGGCGAACGTGGCGAGGATCGTGACCGAGATCGTCGAAGCGGTCCCCCGGGCGAGGGCTGCGGCCAGCGGCCAGCCGACGAGCAGGATGAAGGCGAGCGCACAGATCGCGAGGGCGAGGATGAAGATCGGGGACATGGGCTTTCTCCTTCAAAGGCGGGCGAACTGGAAGTGCATCCAGTCGCGGTTGCAGGCGCGGCCGAGGCTGGTGGCGCCGGCAGCTTCGACGATGGTCCAGAAGGGCTCGTAGGCGGGTGCGGCGAAGCTCGCCCGGTCGCGGCCCCAGCGGAGCGGGTTGCGCTCGGGGTCGAGGTCCACGGCGATGCCCCAGGCATGCATCGAGAGGGCGGAGCCGCCGCGCATGGGCCGGTGATTGAAGCAGCCGCCGAAGAGGTCGAGCCGCAGGCTCTGGAACTCGGCCGCGCCGTAGTGGGCCACTGCCTCGCGGAAGATCCGCGCCATGGGCGCGGCCACCAGCTTGTGACAGCGGAAGCTCGTGATGCTCGTATTGAGATCCCAGGCGAGGCGGAACGGGATCGGCAACTCGACGATCCCCGCCGTGCAGTCGGGACCGCCTGCGACGCCATAGAAGGTCGCCACCGACTCCTGCCGCGGATAGGCGCCCTGCGCATCGGCCACGGCATGGCCGGGTAGCGGCACCCGGTCTACGGTGGCCCGCACCGGCCCGGAGGCCCAGGCGGTCAGCGCCTCGCGGGTGTTCGGGCCGAGGAGCCCGTCGATCCGGCCCGGCGCATGGCCGAGTTGCGCCAGCACCGCCTGTCCGGCCGCGATCCGCTGCCGGCGGGAGGGCCAGGCAGGCCAGGGCACCGCCTCTCCCTCAAGCGCCGCCAGCGCGGCGGCCTGGGTCAGCGGCCCCGCATCGCCGTCGATGGCGCCGCGGTAGAGCCCCGCGGCCGCAAGCAGCCGCTGGATGTCGGATGTCGTCACGTCTTTCTCCATATGCAAAAGCCCCGCGCGAGGGCGGGGCGTGGGTGGTCGGACTGGTGGGATTTTTCAGAGGAGGGTCGCGATCCGCTCGCGGTTCGAGACGAGGAGCTCCTGCGCCTCGGTGCTGCCCGAGGCGGAGACTGAGTAGCTCAGCCGCACCGGCTCGAGGTGGAACCGGCCGAAGAGCGCCCGGATCTCCGGCGTGTCATTGATCGACAGGAGAAAGGCGCCCTTGAGGCTGCCGAGGATCTCGGCGATCCGCGCGAACTGCGCCCGGTCGAAGATCCCGCGGCCGTAGTCGTTCTCGCCGCCGAAGTAGGGCGGGTCGAGATAGAAGAGCGTCTCGGCCGTGTCGTAGCGAGGGATCAGGTCGGCCCAGTCGAGGCTCTCGAAGACCACGCCATCGAGCCGCTCGTGGGCGGCGTCGAGCACCGGCTCGAGGCGCGCGAGCGAGAAGCGGGGCCCGTGTCCGGCCGAGACGCCGAACACCCCGTCGAGCTTGCCGCCGAAGCTGAGGCGCTGGAGGTAGAGGAACCGCGCGGCCCGCTCGAGGTCGGTGAGCGTGGCGGGGTCGGTGAGCCGCAGCCGGTCGAACTCGCGCCGGCTGCATATCTGGAAGCGCATGATCTCCAGAAGCTGGGGATAGTGGCGCTGCAGGATCCGGAAGAGGTTGATGATCTCGCCGTTGCGGTCGTTCATCACCTCGAGGCGCGGCCGGAAGCGGCGGCGAAGGAAGATCCCGCCCATGCCGACGAAGGGCTCGACATAGGCACGGTGCGGGATGGCCTCGATCCGCTCGAGGATGAGCGGGTGGAGACGTTTCTTGCCGCCGAGCCACGGGGCCACCGGGGCGGCGGGAGGTACTTGTTTCATAAGGTGATTCTGCCTCACAAGGCGCCTGCCCTCGCGAGGGGTGGCAGGCAGTCTGAAAGGCTACGGACAGGCTGGCGCGGTCGACGGTGAGACATTGGCCGCGTGGTTCGGGCTGTTGACGCAGCCCGGCCCCTGCAAGTGCAAGAGACGAGGTGATGAAACCACTGATCCGTCTAACAATAGAGCGTTATTGCGCCGGGGTGCGTCAGCGCCAGCCCATTTAAACTAACGCCCTATGGCGGCAACGTCATTGGCAGGCCACTAGAACTCAGATAAAGGGAATGCCTAGCAATGGTTTCGGCAGAGGATGAAACTGCGAGGAGTGGCATTGGAGGCACCGCAAGCTCTTTGGCGCGGAGGCGAAACCCTCCTGCCGGGAACTTCCGGCGGTATACCAGCTTAGTATCCGCAATCCACATACTTCAAAGTAAGACGCTGACTTTGCTTGATCCGTCCTCCTGGGACGATAAGAATGACGCCCACTTCATGAGGAAGTACAAGCAATTTCGGGGTGCTAAGTCAGTTCTTGCGATTTGTTTTGCTAACGCCGAAGAGACGTACCATCACTGGCATGTCTTTTCCAGTGGCGCAGACGGAATATGCATTAGTTTCGACAAGGAGGCGCTAATAAAGTCTCTTGATGGAGCGCCTGGTTTCAGGACGGGGCCCATGCAGTATGAAAAAGTCAGAGCATTGGAGCGTCGGCCGGAGTTGAAGCACGCAGAACTGCCCTTCCTCAAACGCAAGCCTTACGAACCAGAACAAGAGTACCGCATTGTATTCGAGGATCGGAATGAGAAGCGAAGCTTTATCAATGTGAGTATTGATCTGACTTGGATAAAGACCATCACGCTAAGTCCTTGGATGCCTCGCGCACTTCAGAATTCAGTTTCGTCTACGCTTAAATCGATAGACGGCTGCGAGAACATTAGGGTCATTCGATCCACGTTAGTTGGTTGGGGAAAATGGAAAGCCCAAGCAGACAGGGCCGTTCCTTGATGCGCTATTTCAGGATTGTTCGATTTCCCTGTATCGACTGGTCGGGAGGGCTCGTTGCACGGAATCGTTAAGACATCTGGACGAGTGAGCGAGATGCCACGCGACGCAATCATCTCGCGTTTCGCCATAGGCGCTCGACCATCGCGGTCGTCCCGCGCGGGCCGAGATAGGCGAGCATCGCCACGAGCCCCATCGCCGCCCGGCCGTCGAGGGCGAGATACGAGCTGAGCGCCTCGCCCACGAAGGCCATGGCGACGAGGGCGGGGATCTCCCAGAGGAGCTCGCGGCCGAAGAAGGCGCGGCGACGGGCGCGGACCTCGCCGGTGTGATACATCAGCCGTCCCATGGCGGCCGCGATCAGCGTGGCGATGGCTCCGCCCCAGAGCGCCGTGATGGTGTCGATCAGTCCCTTGTCCGGCATCGCGCCGCTCCTGTTGTGTGCGCTCGTCGCGCGGGTCTCGGCCCGGCCGGGAGCGGCCGAGTCCTGTCATGATGATCGGGAAGGCGGGGGCGCCTCAGGCGACCGGCGGCTCGGGCCAGGCGATCCCGGTCGGGAAGCCCGCCTGTTCCGGCAGATCGCGGAGCGTCTGGCGATAGGCGGCCCAGGCGGCGCGGTCGACCGGCGCGTCCGCGACCTGCGTCCAGTCGCAGGCGGCGAGGAGCGCGTCACGGTGGGCGCGGGCCTCGGCGGCCAGCGCCTCGAGGTCGGGCGGGGGCGGGCTCCAGGGCGCCGGTCCCATGGCCAGGGCCTGCGCATGGATCTCGCGCCCGTGCGGCTCGTCATCCTCCGGATCGGCGGTGAAGGGGATCCAGCCGAAGCGCGGATGCAGGAGTTCGCAGTCGATCCGGCCGTCGGCCGTGAACGCCGGGTTGCGGATCCGGAGCTCCACGGGCGGGGCCTCGGCGAGAGCGTCTCCGGTGTCTTCGGTCATCAGGAGATCCTCCTCCAGAGGGTGGTGCGGGTGGCGGAGGATGTGTCCGTCGAATAGCCGAGACAGATCCATGTCCCGCTGAGGTTGCTCGACCCGTCGCCGTTGGCGTTGGCCGCGGCCAGCGCCGAGCCGGCGAGGGTGTCGCCGATGTTCGCCGCGGTCCCCGAGGTCCGGCGCGCCAGCGCATGGCTGCCCACGGCGCGGGCCGCCGGTGCGGTCAGGAGCGCGGCGAGCTTCGCCGGGCTGATCAGCGCCTCCGCCGTGCTGGTGCCGGCCGCCCACGCGGCCTGCCCGAGCCCGGTCGGCAGCATCGCCGCCACCTTGCCCTGCAGCTTCGCCGGCGAGATCACCGCCTCGGTCGTGTCGGCGCCGGCGTCCCACTGCGCCTGCGTCCGGGTGATGCCGTTGATCGTCGGGTCGCCGGCGCTGCCCGAGCCGTAGAGGATCTGGATGCCATTGTTGCCGCCGGAAGTGAGGCTGCGCGCCACGACACCGCCGCTGGTCTTGACCATGATGCCCGTGCCGGCCGCCTCGAGCTGATCGCCCGCCGGGCGCGCCACGAGCTCGGGGCCGCTGCCGTCCTCCTTCACGCGGAGGAACTGGCCGGCCTTGCCGGCAAGCGGCGGCAGGGCGCCCCCGAGCGCCGCGGTGAGGGCGGCCTCGGCCTGGGCCTCGGTATAGCGCGCGATCCGCTCGAGCCAGGCGGGGAAGGCGCCCCACTGATAGAGGATCGTGGCCTCGGCATTGGCGCTGAAGGTCTCGGGGTTCGAGCGCAGCGCCGGCGGCGGGGCGGGGGGTCTCGGAGGGATGGGCATCAGACGATTCCTTGCACGTCGATCTGCAGGAGGCTCCACGCGTCGGTCTGATAGGCCGAGCGGTAGCCGCGATAGAAGCCGTAGTTCATGGCGGCCTTCCTCGGATCGTCGTCGCCGATCCAGACCGCCGCCGTCCCGCCCCGGAGGGTGCGGAGGCGGGCGTCGAGGCCGAGGAGGCGGGCGTTCTCCACCCAGACCTCGAAGCTGCTGAGCCGCGTGGCGGCCCGGCGCACCGTGGTCAGGTCGCCGAACTCGTCCTGCGCCACATAGCTGAAGTCGACGCCCTGGAAGCCCGAGCCCTTGATCGCGGTGCGTCCGACCGGCCAGAGCGGGCCGCAGACCAGCTGGCCGATACTGACGGTGCCGCCCGGGCGCAGCGCCTCGATCTTCAGCACCGCATCGGCATAGGGCGGCAGGTCGGTCAGGACGAACTCGGAGAGCTCGGTGATCGGCTCGAAGAAATAGCCGGACCAGTCGCCGACGACCGTCTCGTCCTGCATGACGATCTCGCGGGCGTAGATCTCCGCGCCGGCGTTCGTGAGGGTGACGCGGACCTTGGCGGCCGAGATCTCGAAGCCCGCGACGCCGGCGATGGCCACGCCCGGCGCGAGCTCCACCGTGATCGCCTCGGCCGCGGTGGCGCGGGCCGAGGGCTTGCCGTCGAAGAGCCGCCAGCGGTTGGTGGCGCCGATCACCTGCCACTGGACGGGATCGGGATCGTCGATCAGCGGATCGGCGAGGGCCAGCTGCTCGAGATCCGGATCGTGGCCGAGGTTGCCGTCCTGCAGCGAGCGATAGACGGTATGGCTCGCGGGGCTGATGACGAAGGCTCCGCGGGCGTAGGTCACGGTCGCCTTCCAGACCGGATGGTCGGTCTCCGGGATCGAGGCGGCGACGAGCTGCGCCTCGCCGATGGGCACGGGCTTCAGGATCTTCATGAGAGGATCTCCGGGAGGGCGGGGCGCCGTGTCATTCGCGCTTCGCGAACGGCGGGGCAGTGCGGGGCCATCCGCGAGGCTTGCAAGTGGGGCGCAGGGTGGCCCGCCAAACGCGCTTCGCGAACGGTGGAGCAGGGTCCCGTCATGCGGCGGGATCGAGGCTCGCGCGCTCCTGCACGGCGAGGAGCCGCGAGGTGAGGCGCGCATTGTTGATGTCGCCCTCGCGCACGGCGGCGATGAGCTGGCCGAGGAGCGCCCGGACCTGCGGATCGCCGGCGTCGGGCGCGGCCAGCCGATGGCCCTCGGCCGTGGCGGCATAGAGCGCCTCGGCCCGGGTCGCGAACAGCGACTGGCGGTCGAGATCCTTGAGCGCCGAGGTCAGGGCCTCGGTCTGATCGGTGATGGCGGCCATGGCCGGGGCGAGCTGGATCAGCTTCGCCGCCAGCTCCTCGTCGCCTGCGCCGAAGGCCGCGTCCACCAGATCCCGGAAGGCCCGGCTGCTGCCCGGGAGCGTGTCGATGCCGAGAAGGTTCAGCGCTTGGCCCAGCTCCTTCCTGGCCTGCGCCAGCCGCTCGCCGTCGCTGTAGAAGGCGCCGTAATAGGCGGCCACCGCCTCGTTCATGGCCTCGGTGCCGCCGAAGACCTCGGCGAAGTCCCAGGCCTCGCCACCGCCCGCGAGCGAGCCCGCGAAGTCCGCCTTTCCCAGCCGGTCCATCCAGACATTGGCCGAGGACAGCGCCCCCGCGAGCCGGGCCAGCGTCTCGGTCGCGGTCTCGCCGGTGACCTGCAGCGCCTCGAACTCGTCGGAGAGTTTGTAGACCGTCTTCGTCACCCCGCCGAGCATCCCGGGGAAGCGCTGGCGGAGGAGCTCGAAGATCCCGTTGCCGTCCGTGACCTGCGCCTTCGTCCCGAAGATCTGCGCCACCATCTGGTCCGAGATCTTGCCGAGCTGGGCCTCAAGCTTCGCCTGCGCCTCCTCGGCCGAGAGCCCCCTGGTCGAGAATTTGAACGAGGTCGCAAAGCCCGCGAGCGCATCGTCGGCCGCACCGAACAGGGCGCCCATGCCGCCGAGGTCGATCCGCATCGCATCGAGCGTCTCGTCGAGCGCCGCCTGCATCTCGGGATCGAGATCCTTGCGCTTCGTCTTGTCCGACCGGAAGGCGCCGCCCTTGTAGAACTGATAGGTGTTGCCGCTGAAGGTGCCGTCGACATAGCGGCCCTCGAGCCCGCTGTCCTTCAGCTTCCGCCCGAAGAGCGCGTTCGCCACGCCCCCCACAGCGCCGCCGATCAGCGCGCCGATGGGCCCGCCCGCCAGAAAGCCGATGCCCGCGCCGAGGCCGCTGGTGATCGAGGGGTTCCTGCCGATCAGGCTGTAGCCGCCCGAGAGGAACCCGCCGATGGCCGCGCCGCCCAGGAGCGAGCCCGCGATGGTCCCGAGCGCGGAAGCCCCGCCGAACACGCCCGCCGCGCTCGCGTTCATCGAGGCGGTCCAGGCCTGCACCCCGGCCGAGAGCCCGCCCTGCATCGCGGCCGACAGCCCCGCCTGCAGCGGCCCGGTGATCCCGCCGATGAAGTTCCCCACCGCGCCGCCGATGGTGCCGAGCAGGCCGAGCCCGCCGCCGCCGCCGCCCGAAGAGGTGCCGGCGAGGCTGTATCCCCCGGCCGACCAGCCGCCCGAGACGCCGAGCCCCACGCGGACGGTGAAGCTGTTCTTCAGGAAGAGGGCCATGAGCTCGCGTACCGTCTGTTTGCCCAGATCGAGAAGGCCGCGGAAGCCGCCGCGGAAGCCGTCGAGCATCCAGTCCACCGCGCCATCGACGAGGCTGTTGATCGCCTGCGAGACGTTGGTCGCGAGCGTGTCGGCCAGCCGCTTCGCCGCCGCCTCGGCCTCGGTCATGCCCTCCTTCAGCGCGCTCCCGGCCTTCTTGCCCGCGCCGCCGAGCTTCTTCACCTCGTCCGTCGTGGCGGCCACCGCCTTCGGCGCGGGGATCACGGTCGCGCCGCCGCCGCCGGTGGCGGTGACCTGCTTCACCGCCTCGGCCATCTCGCGGACGTTCCGCGTGAGCTCGCGCACCTTCTCGCGGCGGGCATCGAGGCTGCGCGATCCCTCCTCCGGGCCGGCCTGATCCATCAGGGACCCCGGCTTGATGTCCTCGCCCATGGCTTCGGCCAGCGCGAGCTCGGCCTCGGCCGCGGTGAGCGCCGCCTTCGCCTGCTCGTAATGTGCGATGACGCGCTTGCGGCTCTCCTCGCGCGCCGCCGGGCTCGAGGCGGTGGCGAAGGCCTCGAGCTCGCCGCGGAGGGCAAGCTCCGCATCCCGCACATGATAAGCGGCGGTCTCGGCGAGGCCGGCATTGTCGCGGAAGACGAGGAAATAGGCCGCAGCCGATGCAATCGCGCCGGCGAGGATGCCCCACGGCCCGCCGGCAATGGCGATGGCGGTGCGGAGCGCGCCGAGGGCGCCCGTCAGCGCAGTGGTGGCCAGTGTTGCGATCCCCATGCCGCCGGTCATGGTGGCGAGCGAGGCCACGAGCCCCGGCACCGCGGTCGCTGCAATCCCCACCAGCCCCGAGGCCAGAATGTCGGCATGATCGGCGAGCGTCAGGAGCCCCTGCGCCGCCCCGGCCGCGACGGTGCCGAGCCCGTCGAGCACGGTCCGGAGCGCGCCGCCCTCCTGCATCGAGGCGGTGAAGGCAAGCGCCATCGCCTCGACCGCCGGGGCGAGATCGGCCGCCATCCGGTCGCGCGCGCCCGCCACGGCCGTCGAGACCTGCCCGAGCGCCAGATGCGTCCGCCGCAGCGCCTCCACCGCCTCGTCGCCCAGCACCGCGCCGAGCCCGGCCGCGGCCGCCCCGAGCCGGTCCATCTCGGCGCCATTGTCACGCAGAAGCGGCAGGAGGAGGGTCGCGTCGTTCGCGATGGCCTCCATGTAGAAGGTCATCTCGGCCTGCGAGACGCCCGCCTTCTCGAGGCTCGAGACATAGAGCTGCAGCGCCTGCGGCCCGGAGAGGTTGCGGAACTGGTCCGCGGTCACGCCGACCTTCGGCGCGATCTGCTCGAAGAAGTCCTTCATCTCGCCGCCGCCGGTCGAGAGGAAGTCGCCCACCTTGTCGTTCACATCCTTCAGGATGTCGGCGAGCTTCTCCTGCTCGACCCCCACGGTCCGCGCCCCGGCCGACCAGCGCTGCAGCATCTCGGGCGTGGTGTTGGCGACCTGCGAGAGCCGCGAGATCTCGTTCGCCGCCCGCGCGGTGGGCGCCACGATCCCGGTCAGCGCCGCGCCCGCCGTGGCCCCCATGGCCGAGAAGGCGAGGAAGGAGCGCGCGGCGAGGCCCAGAGATCCTTGCGCCTTCTTCAGCCCGGTCTGGAACTCTGCGCTGTCGAGGCCGAGGTTCACCCTCAGCGCGCCGATCACCGATGCGGACATTCTGTCTCTCCCGATGGATGGCCGGAGGCGGGACGCCGAGCGCCGGCCTCGGTTCATGAGGAAGCCGCCCTTCCGGCGACTGCCTTGTGGCTCCGGGGTCAGTCTCGGCGAATGCGACCATCCCCAAGATTGACTTCGGCCGCTCAGGCACCGGACGCTGCCCCCGAGAAGAATCGGAGTGTGTGTATGCGTGCGTTTTCCTGGCTGTTCGGCCATGCCGCCCGGGACGGCTCTCAGTTCGAGGGCCTGCCCAGCGGCCGGTTCCGGTTCATTGCGGTGGATGTCGAGACCGCGACCGCAGATCCGGCGAGCATCTGCCAGATCGGTCTCGCCTGCATCGACCACCAGAACGGCTTTCACCTCTTCTCCACGTTGGTGGATCCCGAGGTGCCGATCGATTACCGCAACCGTGCGATCCACGGCATCTGCGATGGCGACGTGCGGGGCATGCCCTGCTTCCCGGTCGCCATGGCGGCGATGCGGGAGCTCCTCGAGGCAAGCCCGCTTGTCGAGCACAGCAGCTTCGACCATCGCGCTTTCGCGGCGGCTTGCGCGCGGTACGGACTGCCGCCCCTGTCCGCCTCCTGGCACGACAGCGTGCGGGCGGCGCGGAACGCCTGGCCGCATCTGAAGGGCAACGGCGGACACGGGCTCTCGAGCGTCTGCGCGCATCTCGCGCTCGAGTTCGACCATCACGATGCGGGCGCCGATGCCTATGCCTGCGCGTCGATCATCCTCGCGGCCGAAGCGGAGACCGGAGCGTCCTTTCCCGATCTTTTTGCACCGGCCCCCACCGCCCGCCGGCAGCGCTCGGAGCCGGTGCGCCGCGCGCCGAGCCCGGGCAGGGCGTTCGAGGGCTGCGCCGTGGTCTTCACGGGATCGCTCTCCCTCTCGCGGAAGGAGGCGGCGGATCTCGCGGCGGCCCGCGGCATGACGGTGCTCGCGGGTGTGACGAAGCAGACCACTCTCCTCGTCGTGGGCGATCAGGATCTCTCCTGCCTCGCGGGGCAGCTGAAGAGCTCGAAGCACCGCAAGGCCGAGGCCTGCATTGCGAACGGCCAGCCGATCCGGATCATCGGCGAGGCCGAGTTCCTGACCATGGTGCAGGCCGGATAGGCGGACCGCGCCTCAGCGGGCGCGGAGCGCCATGCCGATCAGCGCACCGCGCACCCGCTCGTGGTCGGCCACGTTGACGGCGGCCTCGGCCGCGCGGGGCAGGGCGCCGGCGGGGCGGAAGTCGGGCATGGCCTTCGGATCGTGGAAGGCGAAGGCCGAGAGGCCGGCGAGATAATGGGCGAGCGCCCGATGCTCCTCGAGGCGCCGCGCGCGGTGGCGGCCCCGGGCGCGGAGCACCTCGACCACCTCGCGCGGCGTGAGGCGCCAGAACTGCTCGCAGTCGAGCGCCTCGCCCAGCCAGTGCTCGAGGAGCGGGGCTACGGGGTCGGGGTCGTCTCCGACACCCCCGCGCCGTTTCCCGCGGGCTCCTCCGTCTCGTCCGGGGCGGCCTTCGGCTCCGGCACCGGGAAGGCTTCCTTGAACGCCCGGCCGATGAGCCGGATCGCCTCGGTATAGCCCACGGCGTCGATCAGGGCGAAGACCTCCTCCTCGGTGAGCTTGCCGCCGAGCCCCGCATTGACGAGCCGGCCCACGCGCTCGGCATCGAAGCCGTCGCGCTCGACGGCGAGCACGCCCGCGATCAGCGTCTCGCCGGCCGCGCGCTGATAGCGGACCATCGCCGCCGTGGTGAAGGCGAGGGTGCGGACGGTGCCCGCGGCCTCGAACGGGATCCCGCGCACCGTGCTCATGCCGCACCCCCCTTGGTCCAGGCGACATCGCCGGTGGTGCGGATCGAGATCGTCATGCCGACGATGGCGCCGACGTCGTTCCCTTCGATCTGCGGCGTGGGAAAGCCGCGGAAGGTGAACACGTCGCCGGTGGCCTGGCCCGGGGCGGGGGCAAGCGTGGTGCGGTAGAAGATCGGGTCCCGCGCGGCCTGGTCGGCCAGCTGCTGCTCGTAGCCCTCCGCCGTATAGCCGCAGGGGAGCGAGATGGTGCCCGCGTCCTTCAGGCCCTTGATATATTCCTTGAAGCCGTTCGGGCTGTCGAGCGAGGTCGCCTCGAGATAGTCGGTCTCGACCGAGGGCACGGCGATCCCCTTGCATTCCGGGATCGGCGTGAAGTCCTGGCCATCGGTGGATCGCTCCACCTTCGCGCCATAGGCGGTGATCTGTCTGCTGGCCATCCGGCCCTCCTATGCTGAGTAAGTGACGAGAAAGTCGAGCGAGACCCGGAAGGGCCGCCCGGGAGCCTCGGGCGCGCCGAGATCGCGCGCGGCCTCGAGGATGAGGGCGCGGAAGCCCCCGCCGGCATGGCCGTGGAGGCGCTGCCGCACCGCGCGGGAGAGGCGCTTGGCCTCGCCGTAGTGGTCGGCCCAGCAATCGATCTGGATCCGGGCGCGCTGCAGCCCGTCCGGCCCGTCGAGCGTGAGCCCCTCGCGGTCGCTCACCGTGGTGAGCACGAGCGCCGGCAGCGGCTCGCCCTGCGGGTGGCGGCCGAAGTTGATGCGGGTGCCCGCCAGCGCGGTGATGGCCGGCGCGCCGAGAAGGAGGGCGCGGAGATCTTCCTCCATGTCAGCCTCCCGCCTTGGCGGCCGCTCGTGCGGCACGCTTCTCGGCGCGGGCGACGGCTTTCGAGACCTGCTGCCAGAGATCGGCGCGGAGGCGCTCGAGGAGGGCCTCGCGGTCCTGATCCCAGGCCGGGCGCAGGAAGGGCTGGGCCGCCATGTGGAGCGTGCCGAACTCGACGAGGTGGCCGTGCCGGCCGCCGTCGCCGCGCAGGTAGGAGGGGCCGACGAAGAGCTCGACCGCGGCGCGGTCGTCGCGGAACAGGCACCGGTGCAGCCGGGTCTGGCGGCCGTTGAGCTTCGCGCCGACGATGATCGAGCCCTTCAGCGCGCCGCTGCGCTCGGGGGCCTTGCTGGCCGCGAGCTCGGCCAGAGGCTTCGCGGCCCGGTGCAGCGCCCGGCGGAGCGCGCCCTTGCCGGCAGCGCGGGAGAGGTTGGCAAGCTGGGCCTCGATCTCCCGAAGCCCTGTGACGGAGACGGTGACGCTCATCGGTCGGTCCTCGCGGAACAGGTGAGTTCGAGAAAGCGGCGGCCGGCGCCGCCTTCCTTGATGCCGGAGATCTCGAAGCTGCGGCCGTCGCAGAGGAGCCGGTCCTTGGGGGTCAGGCCCCTCGCGAAGGCGGTGCGGTGGAGCGTGAAGCGGGTGGTGACGCTGGCGGCCACCTCGCCGGCGCTCCAGCGCTCGCCGTCGCTGAGATCGGCGCGGGCGGCCCAGAGCGGCGGGCCATGGTCGGCCCAGACCTCGACCGAGGCGAAGCCGTCGTCGGCGAGGGTGGCGCGCTGGATCTGCACCCGGCGGTCGAAGCGCGGGGCTCTCATGCGGCCTCCGGGGAGCGGGCGGGGACGGACGCGCTTCTCATTCCGACACCATCGGCCGGGCGTAGCGGGCCTGACGGATCAGCCGCTGGATGCCGAAGGAGAGGGGCGGCGCGCTCTCGGCCGGGCCGATCCCGGCGTCGTGCCATTCCTTGGCGAGCAGGATCACCGCCTGGCAGAGGCCGCGCGGGATCCGGGCCGGATCTTCATGACCGCAGAGCGCGGTGAGGCTCACCGCGCCCTCGGCCGCCGTCCGCTCGAGCGCGGGCTCGGTGAATGCACGGACGAGACGGGCGGCGGGGTCGGAGATCTCCACGAGCTCGATCACCGGGGCGATGGGCAGGTACCAGCGCGACCAGCGGCCGGCCGGGGTCTCGAAGGCGACGAGCCGGGGCATGAGGGCGCGGCGGGCGGCGGTCTCGACCACCTCGGTGGCGGCGGCGAGGAGCTCGGCGATCAGGAGATCGTCGTCCGGCCCGTCGAGATGGATCGCCCGCTTGAAGGCCTCGACCGACACCGCGAGCGCCGGGGGCTCGATCACGCGCATGGGATTACTTCCGCCGGCCCTGCACCGGCAGGTCGGCGCCGGCAGGGGCGGTCTTCGGCGCGGTCTCGGCCGGGGTCTCCAGCGCGGCGACGGCGGCCTCGAAGCTCGGGGCGGGGGCCGGTTCCGGCACTGCAGCGGGAACGGGAGCAGGGGCAGCGGCCGGAGCCGAAGCGGGCGCCGCCTCGGCCGGCCGGTACGGCACGGCATGGACGCCGATCAGGGCCGCGGCCGTGGCGGGGTCGAAGCCCGCGGTCTCGCCGCGGTTGTAGCGGTTCCAGGGGCGGATGAAGGTCACGATGGTCTTCATGGATCTCTCCGGGAGATGAATGTGGATCGGCCCCGGGGAGCGCCGGGGCCGAGGAAGGAGCGGAACGGGGAGGGGTGGCGCGAGGCCGACCGCGGCGTCAGAGCGTCCAGCCGGTGGCGTTGAAGCCGGCGAAGGCCTCGTCATGCGCCGGCGCGAAGTCGTGCTCGGAGATCGCCCGCATGAGGGTCAGGTCGTTCTGGAAGGCCGAGACGGTCGCCCCGTTGCCGTCGACGAAGGAGGCGTCGGTCGAGGAGCCCACGACCAGCGCCATGCTGTCGCCGATCATCGCCTCGTCGAAGTCGCCGAAGTAGATCTCCGTCTCGTCGCCGCCCGCGCCGAGGTTGTCGGGGATCTGCGAGCTCGTGCGGATCGGGAAGCCCATGAGCTGCGCCGAGGCGCCGATGGAGGGAAAGAGCGGGTTGCCGTTTGCGTCCTTCAGGCTCGCGAGCCAGTTCTTCGTCGAGGCCCGCATGATCCAGCCGGGCGAGACCATGCCCACATCGGCATCCTCCACGAGCGAGACCGCCCGCCGGATCGCCGCCTCGGCCGCGGCCGGCGTGGCGGCGACGGGAGCGGCGGACCAGTTCGCGGGCAGCATCCAGTGGCGCAGCCCCTTCGGCGTGTCGGCGCTGCCGTCGCCGCGGAGAAACGCCAGATCCTCGCGCAGCGCCATGACCTTCAGGAGATCGTCGCGCACGAGCTGCGCCATCGCCACGCCCGAGTGCCGCAGGAGCGAGTTGCCGATGGGGACCATGCCCACCAGTTTCTTGAAGCTCTGGTCGATCTTGTCGAAGCTGGGCTGGCTCGGCGCGATGGCGGCATTCTCGGCGGCATAGGCGGCGACCGCCGAGCCCACCTGCTTGGCATGCCGCATCTCGCCCGCGGGCATCGGCAGGGTGCGGGCGCCCGAGGCGCGCACGACGACGCGGGCGCGCAGCATCTCGATCAGCTCGGCCGCCTGGGGCCGCGGGATGGTGACGCCGCCCGCGCCTTCGCTCGCGCCCGAGAGGGCGGCCGAGATCGCGCCATGGCCCTCGGCCTCGAGGAGGCGGGCGGCCTTGTCCCGGTCGCCCTTGGTGCGGGCGAGCGCCTGGACCATGAAGCCCGCCGCCACCCCGCGATGCGCGGGATCGGCGGCCACGGCCGGCACGGCCTCGGCACCGGCGGCACCTGTCCCGCTCCCGGCGCCCGCACCGTCGCCCTGCGCCGCAGCCGCCTGCGCGGCTTCCACGGCCGCCGCCCGCGTCACGGCGGCATCGGCTTTGGCGAAGGCGGCTTCGGCGGCGGCAAAGGCCGCGGTCTCGGCCTCGAGGGCCGCGGCGTCCGGGGCCTCGGCCGCTTCGAGCGCGCCGATGCGGGCGGCCACCGCGGCCATCGTGTCGGCCGCGGCCTTCCGGGCGCGGCGCAGGTCGTCGAGGTTCTGTCGTGCCATGGGATCCTCTCTTGGCAGGGCTGCATCCGCGCAGCCGAAAGCCCCGCCAGAGGCGGGGGATGGGGAAGGGGGGAAGGGATTGGCTGGAGCCCGAAGGCTCCGGGTTCTTCGGCTCAGAGGTGCGCCGGCGACCGCATCATGATAATGCCCCGCCCATGCGCCTCTTCATCATCGACACCGTTGCCACGGTCATCTTCTTCACCGTGGTGGCGACCTTCTCGGAGTTGTTCATCGCAGGAATGGCCCCGTCCGAGGTTCTGGCCACACGTCTTCTCATGGTGCCGGTCATGGTCTTGACGGGCAGACCCTACACGCGATGGCGCGATTGGCTGGTGAGGCGGACGGCCCCCCGGAACCGCTGGAGCGCCTTTCTGACCGACATTCTGGCGTTCCTGTCGTTCCAGGCGCCGGTCTATGGCGCCACGCTCCTGATCGCGGGAGCGAGCTTCACCGAAGCCGGAACGGCCATCGGGTCGGCCATTGTCCTCATGATCCTGCTGGCGCGGCCATTCGGCCTGTTTGTCGAGTGGACGAGAAGCCTCTTCGGGGTGGAACTGTCCTGACGCCTGATGCGGCAGCTCCCGTGTCTGTGCTCTATCTTCTTCAGCTCCGGGCGAGAGCTGCCGCCGCGGCGGCGCGGGCGGCGAAGGCGCGGCTGGGGCTGCGGGGCTTCGGCGCGGTGCGGGCGGTGAGGCGTTCGTAGAAGGCGGCGCGGGTTTCGGTGCGGTCGGCGAGGCCGCGGCGGATGGCCTCGGGGGCGCGGAAGGTCGCGCCGCCGTCCTGCGGATCGTCTGTCACGCTGAGGCGCGCGGCGAGCTCGGCCGCGGGGATGGCGCGGCCGGCGGAGACGGCGGCGTGGAAGGCGGCCTCGGCCTCGTCGAGGCTGCGCTGGAGCTCGGCGCGGCCGGCCTCGGTTGAGGCGTCGGGGCGCTTGGCGCGGGCGTGGCGGGAACTCATCTCGAAGATCTGCGCGCCGTTCGCACCCGGCTGGACATGGGCGGCGGTGGTCAGCGCCACGCCGATGGAGCCCGCCACCGCGCCCGGCGTCATCACGATCTCCGAGGCCTGCGAGGCGAGCCAATAGGCCGCCGAGGCGGCGAGCGGCGAGACGAGGGCATGGACCGGCTTCACGGCGGCGGCCGCCGCGATGGCCTCGGCTGCGGCCTCGATCCCGGTGACGAGGCCGCCCGGGCTGTCGATCTCGAGCACGATGGCCGCGGCATCCTCGCTGGCGGCGAGGTGGTCGAGGGTCTCGGCGAGACCGTGATAGGTGGCCCAGCCGAACCAGCGCTCGTACTGCGCCATGTTCGGGGTCAGGATCCCGCGCACCGGCACCACCGCGAGACCGCGGGAGACGGTGAAGCGGTCGGGAACGCTCGGGCCGGCCGCGGGAGCGCGGGCGGCCGCGGCGGCGGGATCCGCCGCCCCATCCGGGATCGGCAGCGCGAGGAGGGGCGCCGCCAGATCCTCGGCCAGCGCCATGGGCTGCAGGGGGCCGAAGAGGCTGGCCAGGGTGCGGGTCATGGGTCTGTCTCCTCGCTGCGGGTCATGTTCGGCGCCGGGTTCAGCCGGTCGCCGCCCTCGATGGGATCGTAGCCGTCGATGCGCCGGGCCTCGTTCGGCGTCAGGATCGGGCCGCCCACCGCCTTGGCGAGGGCCTCGTAGCGTTCGCGCGTCGTGGGCCGGAGCAGGGCCCCGAAGTCATGTTTGAGATAGAATCCGGCCCGGCGCTCGGCCTCGGTGAGCACGCCGAGCGCGAGCTGGTCCTCGACCTGTTTCGCCCAATGCAGGAGGCAGTCGGTCAGGTAATCGATGGCCTGCTGCTCGCCGTTGGCCTTCACCCCGTATTCCATCATCTGCAGCTTCGCCGGCGGCACCCGGTAGATCGCCGCGATCTGCTCGCGGTCGAACTTGCGGCTGCCGAGGAGCTCCTGATCGGCGGCCTTCATGTCGAGCGTCTGCACATCCTCGCCCTCGCCGAGGATCGGGAAGCCCTCGACCTCCGGTGCGCGGAGGGCGGCCGCCACCCGGCGGGCGCTCCTGACGCGGGCCTCGTCATCCTCGTAATCGTCGCGGAGCCGGATCACGGCGCGGGCGGTGACGCCCGAGGCTGCACGGGCGGCGGACTCCTGGCCCGCCAACGCAAGGCCCACGCTCTCGGCCGCGACCTCGAGCGGGCTGCGCCCCGTCCATCCGTCCTCGGCCATGTAGCGCAGATGGATCATGGCGCGGGCCGGCGCGCGGCGGCGGAGACCCGCGCCGTCCTCGAAGTCGTAGAACCGCTCCCGGCCGGCGCGGAGAACGCTGCAGCCGGACTGGCGCACCAGATCGATCAGCTCGAGCTCGCCCGCCCCGTCGCGCGGCGCCCAGGCGAAGGCATTGCCGCGGAGGGTGAAGGCATAGCCGAGCGCAAACCGCACCACCGAGGCCGCCACGCCCGGCGCGGCTTCCACGTTGAGAAGATAGGGCGCGGCATGGTCGCGAACCCGGACCTCGCGGCCGTCGCCGCTGCGCTGGAAGAGCTTCAGCGGCACCTTGGCGAGATCGCCCGCGATGACGGCGCAGCAGGCATAGACCGTGGCGTGGCGCTGCGCGATCTCGGCCGAGACGCGGGGCAGGGTGCGGATCCGGCTCGCGCCGCCCGAGCTCCAGCCGACCTCCTGCAGCCAGGGCTTCGGCGCCGTCCCGCTCGCCTCGGCCGCGGCCTGCGGCGCCGTCACAGGCGGCTCGGTGCGGACGGAGGCGCCTGCCATTCGCGAAGCGCCAAATCGGGGCCATCTGCTCATGCCGGTCCTTCCTTCCGCCAGACGATCCTGCGGGGAGCGCCTGCTCTTTGCTTCTGTGATGTTGGCCGGAGCCTCAGGGGACCTGACGCCGCAGTCCGCGCCGGGCCTCTTATCGGTCATTCGAAACTGTGCGCATCTTCGCCCGCAGCACTTCACGGAAGGAGATGGGGACCCATGCAACTGCACCGCGGCCGCCTGATCGATCATATTCAGCTCGTCGTGCGCGACCTGACGGCGAGCGAGACGTTCTACACGGCGGTGATGTCCGTGCTGGGGATACCGGTTCTCAGGCCGGGTGATGGCTACTTCATCGCGGATGAACTTACCGTATCCGCCGCCGACAGCCCGACGTCGTCGGGCGAATTGACCGGGCGGCACCATCTTGCCTTTCAGGCCAGGGATCGCGAGACGGTCGATGCCTTTTACAGCGCCGCCTTGGCGCATGGTGGGCGCGATAACGGTGCGCCCGGCATCCGGGCTTATCACCCGGGATATTATGCCGCCTTCGTGCTCGACCCCGATGGCAACAACATCGAGGCTGTCTACCAGGGCGACGCGACCCGAAACGTGCCGTCGGTCACGCTCGATTTCTAGGCCGTTACCATTCCCGAAGCGCGAGCGGAGAGGCCTCGACTCACGCCGTCTCCACCTCCCTTGCGCGGCGGCGGCCTTCGGCGGCTTCGGCGCGCCCCAAGGCCATGATCGCGGCCACCGCCGGGTCGATCCGGCCCTTCGAGCGGGCCTTGTTCGGCTTGATGTTCTCGGCCGCATCCTCGTCGCGGTGGACGTTGCCCACCGCCCAGGCCAGCACCGGATTACCCGCGTGGCGGATCCGGCCCTTCGCCACCGCCTCCTCGAACCGCTTCATCGGCGAGGACATCGAGCCGTAGCCCTGCCCGTGCTCGACCAGCGGGAAGCGGCGCTTCAGGAGCTCCTTCGCCATGTACTTCATCCCCCAGCGGTCGTAGGCGAGCTCCCGCAGGTCGAACCGCGCCCGGATCGTCTCGAGCCGCTCGATCACCTGATCCTCGTCGATCACCCCGCCGGAATGGACCTCGAGCCAGCCCGCATCGCGCCAGGCGACGTACTCGCGCTTCTCCTTCTGCGCCCGGGCGATGAAGCCCTTCGGACCTTCGGGCAGGAAGGAATAGGCCAGCAGATAGATCTGGCCGTCCTTCGGCACGGCGACCGAGATCGCGGTGAGGTCGGTGGTCTTCGACAGATCGAGCCCCACCCAGGCCGGCAGGCCGTAGAGCGACCGCGGATCGAACGGCTCGGCGCCGCGGTCCCAGACGTCGCGGGCGATCCAGGTCTGGGCGCCCTCGGTCCAGAGGTTCATGTGCAGCCGGCGGAAGTTCGGCATCTTGCCCGAGATCACGGTCGCCTCGCGGTACATCTCGCCGAAGCGCTCCTCGGAGAAGGCCACGCCGAGGTTCGGGTTCGCCATCTTCCAGAAGCGCGGATCGGCCACGTCGCAGTCGGGCGGGGGCTCCGCCACATAGGCGAAGAAGCTGTCGTCGGCGACCGTGCCCCGCACCACCTCCTCGGCATAGTCCCGCATCTCGCCGCAGAGGCTCGCGCGGTCGGCGCCGGCGGTGGTGATCGCCCAGTCGATGGGCTGGGCCCGGGCGATCATCGAGTTCGTGAGCACCTCGGCCAGCTCCCGGTCGGTCCAGCGGTGGACCTCGTCGCGGGCGGCGAAGTGCGGGTTGATCCCGTCCGAGCTGTTGCCGTCGCGCGAGAGGCAGGCGATCAGCCCCTCGGTCGCCGGCACCTCGATGGAGGTGCGCCAGACCTGCATCAGGGCCGACAGATGCGGCGAGGCGCGGATCATGCGCTTCAGCTCGCGGAAGAGGAGCCCGGCCTGGTCGCGCGTGGTGGCGGCGCAGTAGCCCTGCGGCGCGGCCTCGCGGTCGAAGAGCGCGGTGAAGAGGGCGGGCACCGCGGTGTCGGTGGTCTTGCCGTTCTTCTTCGCCACCTGATGGTAGGTGGTGCGGAAGCGGCGGAGCCCGCCCTCCTTCTTCCAGCCGAAGACCGAGCCGTGGCGGAAGGCCTGCCAGGGGCGGAGCGTGAGCGGGCGCCCGGCGAGCGGCCCGGTCGTGTGCTGGATCAGCTCGGCGAAGTTCAGGACCCGGCTCGCGGCGCGGCAGTCGAACCAGAGGCCGCGGTCGCGCCCGGTCTCGAGGTCGGTCAGGTGGCGGAGGCAGGCGAGGCGCACCAGGTCTCCGGCGGTCTCGCGGCCCTCGACCACATCGAGCGCATAGCGCGAGACCGGATGGTCAATCGGCTCCATCGAGGGTCTTCAGGATCTCGTCGAAGAGGTCGCCCTGTCCGGTGACGCGGACGCGGGCCTCGTCGACGGGGGTGAGGCCGAAGCGGGCGGCGAGCTGGTTCATGACGGCGATGGCATCCTGCCGCTGGCCCCAGACGGCGCGCTTCTTCTGCTGGCGGCCGTTGCGGGTCTCGACCTCGTACCAGCTGCCGAAGGCCGCGATGTCGCCGGTGAAGCGGATGACGTCGGCGACCGCCTCGCAATAGACGGCGAACGGATCCTCGAAGGCGGGCTCGAGCCGCTTCTTCGCCACGAGCACGGGGGCGAGGCGGTCCCAGACGTCGCGCCCTTCCGCGCTCATCCAGTCCGGCGCCTCCGGCACGGGCGCCGCGAGGTCGCCCTTCATCGGGATGACGTTCGAGACCTTCGGCTTCTGCCCGCGCATCGTGACTGTCCTTGTTCTATGGGGACCGCGCCCGCTCCTGTCCGACCTTCGCCGCATCGGTGGCCGGATCGGGGGCGCCGGGATCGGCGGTCCTCGTATCTCTTGTGTGTCGCCCGGGTTCGGATCAGCCGGGGCAGGGACGGCGGGTCGGTCTTCCCGACTCGCTTACCCCTCTGCCCAGTGGGCTTTTTTTGCCAATTCGCCGCGCACGAAAAGGAAGGTTCGAGCGCCGGTTACCTCGCCGACCCCTCCGATTTTCCGATGCCCCCCGGTGGGTGGAAGACCTCGCGCGCGGTCTTGCGGCTGTGGCAGGGCCGGCAGAGCGGTTGCCAGTTCGCCCGGTCCCACATCAGCCCCGGATCGCCGCGGTGCGGCCGGATGTGATCGACCTCGGCCGCCGCCACCACGAGCCCGAGCCCGGCGCAGTCGGCGCAGAGCGGATGGGCCGCGAGGAACCGTGTCCGCGCCCGCCGCCAGCGGCCGGTGGCGTAGAAGGCCGCACCCGCCTGCGCCGCAGCGCCGGCCTTGGCCCGAGCCTTGCGCGCCCGTGCCTTCGCTTCGGCCTCGGCGGCATGGTCGGGGCAGTGCGCCTGACCGGCCGGCGCGAGCTCCTCGCAGCCGGGGGCGCAGCAGAGTTTGCGGATCAAGGGGAGGCTCCAAAGCGAAGCGCCCGGAGAGCTGGATGCTCGCCGGGCGCTTGTCTTCGATGATGGCAATCTGCCGAATGGATTGGGCCGCGTCAAGCGGGTGTCAGCTCCAGGCCTCGTGGAGCGCCTGCAGGCCGCGCTGCAGCCGGTCGAGCTGGCGGGCCTCGTGCCGGCTGTTGAGCCGCCCGGGCAGGCTCCGGAGCGACTGGTCGTCCAGAACGACATGCTGAATGACGGGCCGGGCGAAGGGCGGGATCTCCTCCCACATGCGGAAGAACTTCCGGCGCCGGTCCATTCGCTCGGCCTCGGGATCATGAGTGCCGCTCGTATCGACGCGGACGATGGCGGCCAGCGGATCGCGCGCGGGCATGCCCGAGGCTGCCTCGAAGAGCTCGGCCGCGATGTTGGCCTGCTCGACCGAGAGCTTGCCCTGCCGGTGATAGCGCCCGACCCAGGTCTCGCGACGGGTGCGGATCACCCGGTTCGGGTTGCTCTTCCTGCCGGTCTTCGGGTCGACCTCGGCCGCCTCCTCGATCCGCTTGCCCGCGATCTGCGCCGGCGTCAGCGGCCCGAGATCCCACGGCGCGAGCTTCAGGCTCACCAGCTTCGCCTTCATGGCCTTCCGGCCCTTCGCGCCCCTCATGCGGCACCCCTGTCCTTGTTGTTCTTGTTGTTGCCGCACCGGCGCTGCCCGCCGCATGTCCACCGCGTTCCCGATCATGCCGCCGCCCCTTCCTTGCGGCCGCGCCCGGCATCGACCAGCGCGCGGGCCTGCGCCCGGTCGCGGAGATAGAGCTCGAGCCAGTCGCGATCCTCGCGGCTCGCCGTCTCCCGGTCGATCCGGTCGCGGATCAGCTCGCAGCGCCGGGCATTGTCCTGCGCCTGATCCCGGATCTCGCGCAGGTCCATCGCGAGCGGCGGGCGCGGGTGCTTCAGGAGCCAGCGGTAGAGCTCCACCAGATGCCCGCCCGCTTCCGCCTTCGGCCCCTCGACCGAAGCGAGCCAGCTCGAGACCAGCCGCCGCTCGGCCGCCGGCGGCTCCTCGATGGCGCGCGCGAACTGCCGGATCAGCACCTCGGACGGCCAGACCCCGTCCGCCGCGCTGTCGATCAGCACCTCGGCCAAGGTCATGAGGTTCTCCGCCCCCATGTAACCCAGCTGCTCGCAGAGCCGCGCCATCGCCGCCTCGTGCGCGGCGGCGGCCGTGCCGCGCCGTCTCACCATCCCGGCCTGCTCCAGCCGGTCCACCACCAGCGCCTTCACCCGCGCCCGCTCCTCTGCCTTCGTCATGGCCATCCCTTTCTCAGCCAGCCACGCCTGCCGTCTCGCCACCGGTTCCGGTGGTTCCGGAACTCTGTTCTGTCTTGTCTCTGTCAGTGTCTTGTGCGCGGGACAGAATTCGGCCCGAAGCGGCCGCGTCCGTCCGGATCCGTCCGGTTCTGTCCACATTCCGTCCGCGTTCTGTCCCGATCTGTCCGGTTCTGTCCCGAACTGTCCGCATTCTGTCCGGCGGACAGAAGTTCTCGTTACACGGCAAGCCCTTGCGGGACGTCCGCCTGCGCCAGCGCATCCGCCTCGAGAGCCCGGCGCACCATGTCGCGGGTCCGGTTGCCGGGGCAGTGCTGGGCAAGCCAGCCGTCGATGCGCTCGAGCAGCCCCGCATCGGCCGCCATCTTCCGCGTGCCGCCCGCCTCGAGGATCTGGTCGGGGAGCCGCGCGAGGCGCTTCCGGCGCCGCCCGGCCTCGCCCTCGACGCGGCGCTTCTCTCGCAGGCTGAGACTTTCGAGGATGATCTCGACCACGACGCTGTGCATGAGGCGGACCTCGCCGTCGCACTGGCAGGGCACCCATTTGTAGAGCGGCGACCAGTCGCGGGCGCGGTAGGACTGCCAGGCCTTCAGGTCGAGCATGAGGAGCGCCGCGAGCTGCACGTCGTCATCCGGAAGGGTGCCCACCGGGGTCTGCTTCTGGCTCAGACAGAAAAGATCGAAGGCGAGGCCGCGCACATCGGGCGGCGCCGAGAGCCGGAAGCGGCTGTTCAGCCACCGGTCATGATGCCAGGCCATGAAGAAGTGCGTCGTGAGCCGCTGGTTCGGGTCCAACGGATAGTCCGGCAGCTGCCCGGCCTCGATCAGCCGCGGCGCGGGGCGGGGAAGGGTCATGGTCGCGCCCTCCGCTGCGATGGTGCGGGAAGATCAATCCTCATCGGGGAACCTCCGAAGCATAGATGAAGACGGGCACCTGGGCCGCGAGGGCGGATGCGACCTCGTGCCGGATGCCGGTGGAGTGCGCCCAGCCGCGGATCTCCGGGACCACGACGGCGGCGCAGACGGAAAGGATGGGACGGCACCAGTCCTCCCAGAGAACGGGAGCGAACGGGTCGATCCGGAGCCTCGGGAACATGGTGGCATGGAGCGCGGCGGCCGAGAGCACCACCGGCGAGATCGCGGTGACGCCCACCTCGAGGAGCCGCGCGACCTCGCGCGCAGCCTCGGCCATGGCGGCCTTGGACTGATCCCGCGACCAGCGCCCGTCCGGGCCGACCGCTCGGAGCGTGTAAGGGCTCGCCAGATAGACCGGCCGTCCCCACCGCGCATGGCGCGCGACGAGCGCCGGGGTAGCGCCCCAGCGCAGGAGATCCGCCCGGCATGCAGGATGGCGCCGCAGCGCGGCCCACCCGTTCGATCGAAAAGCGCCGGAGGCCGAAGCCCCCGGCGAAGTGGCCGCGTCCTGTACAGGCAAGGGCGCGGCGGCGGTCACAGAAGGCTCCCGAGAGCCGTGGCGAGGATGAGGGTGCCGGTCACAACAGACGGCACGAGCCACCAGCAGGAGGTCAGGCGGCAAGGCGAATGCTCCTCGCTTTCGTCCTCGCGGCGCAGCCATGTCTCGGCTAGCCGGGAAGAATATTTCCGCGACTGCTTCTTGAAGTGCAGATGGTTGCAGAAGGCGCGGAAGGACCGCGCCTCGTAGAACCGCTGCATGAGATACCAATAGACCCGCCTCATCCCCGTCCCTCGATGATGCTGAAGATTTCCTCGCCGCAGGCGATGGTCATGACCGCGAAGACATGGCGCAGCGCCGCGTCGTTCTCGCATTGCAGCCAGTTCCGGACCTGCCGCTCGCTCACGCCAAGCACCGGCGCGGCCTTCGCCGCCAGATCCCGCTCCGAGGAGGCCGGGAAGGCCCGCCACAGAAGCCCCGCGAACCTTTTCCGGCTCGCTCGGGCATGAACGTCACTTTGGGCAAGATTTTTCCGCATGTTCACTCCATCTTCTCCCTTGGGCAGGGGTTTCGATGACGAAGCGATTTCACGACCGGAGAGGGGGGCGGCGCAGAGCATTACGCCGCCCCCTTTTCATCTTCTTGAGCGACGTCCGCTCCATCGCAACCCGCCAACCAGCTGGCCGCGGGAACCGCCCCGGCTGTCAGGCGCTCGATGGCGAACGCGAGTTCGAGACTAGGAGTCTTTCGCCCACCAGCGATTTCGCTGAGGTAGCTAGCCGACGTTCCGAGACGAGCAGCGAAGTCGCGCTGCGTCGTGCGGTTGTCGGTCAGGTACTGGGAGAGCTTAGCCATGCGCAGCAAGTTCGCATATAGCGAACTAACCCGCAAGGCAGAAGTTCGCTATGTGCGATTAGCGTTTCGCTCTCAGCGATGCCAAGAATGGCCAATGCGTGTACGCCTCAAAGAACTACGGAAAGCGAAGAACCTTACCCAGGAGCAGCTCGCCGAGATGGTTGGCTCTAGCAAGAGCTACATTTCGGAGATCGAGAGCGGGAAGAAGTTCCCCAGCGGCCGGCTTCTGAAAGCCTTTGCTCACACTATGGAAGTTCCCGTTCAGGCGCTCATCGAGGATGATCAGGCCGGCACCGATCTGATGGCTCATCTGGAGGTCATGAGAGATCTGCCGGAGCACGATCAGAAGGCAGTAATCCGGCATGCGATTGGTCTTCTTGAGCACGCGCAGCTATCTCCGCCAGAACCTCGGCCCGCGAAGCGGAATCGAGGCGCAACATGATCGCGATGAGCTTCGCGAGAACGTCATCGCCTGGTTTCCGGGTCATTTCCATGTTCCTATCGTTCTTACTAAGTTCACTGTAGGCGCAGCTTCCGAGACAGATCAGTCGCTGGCGCGCCGCGCCGCGTCCTCGCCGTTCCCGGCGAGCGGCGGACATCCCACATGCAGCTACGAAGCGTTACCCGATCAGGAACATCCTCTCCGGCGCCCTCCGGCTGATGAGGCCGCGCACTCACGAATCGTCACTCCTCTCGTAGTTCGCCAATAGCGAATATAATGCTTGAAGGAAAGTTCGCTGCATGCGAACCATGGCGCATCGCACCCAGATGGGAGTTTTCGATGCCCGCCACCGCCATCCGCTACCCGGCCTCTGCGCCGGTTGCCCGTTTCGCCCTTCTCGACCTGACCGAGCCCCAGCTGCGCCGGCTGCTCGCGGCGACAGAGGCGGGGCTCCCGCAGCTCGACGCCGCTGACGACGAGACCGATGCCGAGCTCGCCGCGATCCTCGGCGAGGCGCGGGAGGCGCTCGGAGCATGAGCCGGATCCTGCCCCTCTCGCCCCGCGATCTGAATGCCGTGCGCCATCGCGCGGAGCATGCGCCGGACGGCGCCAGCCGCGATCTCGCGCGCCGCGCGCTGGCCGATCATGCTTTTGCCGTGGCCTCAGGGCGCGCGCTGGTCCGGGCACGGCCGCGGCCCGCCTTCCGGACGAGCAGGCCGAGCCCGCTCGGGCCGAACCTGACCGGCTTCCTTGTGGGCGCGCTCGCGCTCCTGGGCTTCCTGTTCGTCGCGACGGTGCTCTGGGCCCATGTCACCGACGTGGCCGAGACCATGCGCCAGCAGGCCAGCGCCATGCGGGGCATGTGATGGAAGCCGCCCCGCATCCCGCGCCGCGCCCCGGGCCTGTTCCGGTCGACAGCCTCAATGCGGCCGATCTCGACCGCATGGCCGCCGCCATCGACAGCGGCCGGATCCGCAAGCCGCCCATGAAGGAGACGCCCGCCGACCGCGCCGTGGCCGAGGCCGCCTATCAGGTCGCGGCCGACGAGCTTCGCCAGTTCATCGAACGCTACGAGCAGCTCGAGGCCGAGAAGAAGGAGATCGGCGGTCAGCAGAAGGAGCTGATGGCCGAGGCCAAGGGCCGCGGCTATGCGCCGAAGATCCTCAGGATGATCGTGGCGCTCCGCAAGCGCACCCCGGACGACATTGCCGAGGAGGAGACGCTCCTCGAGCTCTACAAGGCCGCGCTCGGCATGGCCTGACCGACCCCCGGCGCGGCGGGTCCGTCCGCGCAGCTTCCGTTCAACCCGCCCGGCGCCCCTCGCGCGCAGGGCCCTGTCCCGCGCTCCGGCGCGCCGGAGAAGATTTGCATGAAGGGCATCCCGCATGGCTAAGGACTTCGTTTTCCGAGGCGATCTGCGCCTCATCCCGCTCGCCGAGCTCCGGCTCTCGCCGCTCAACAGCCGTCAGGAGATCGCGGCCGAGGAGGTCGAGGCCATGGCCGAGAGCCTCGCCGTGGCGGGGCTTCTCCAGAACCTCATCGGGCATCTGACGCCCCAAGGCATCGAGATCGTGGGCGGCGGCACCCGGCTCCGCGCGCTGCAGCGCCTCGCGGCCGAGGGCTGGAGCCGGCATCCGGATCTCATTCCGATAGATCCGGTGCCGGTGAAGGTGACGGCCGACCTGCAGGAGGCGGTGGCCTGGGCCGGCACCGAGAACAGCGCGCGCTCGGCGCTGCACCCGGCCGACGAGGTCCGCGCCTATGCCGCGATGCGCGAGCGCGGCGCGAGCCTGTCGCGGATCGCGCGCAGCTTCGCCCGCTCCGAGGCCCATGTCGAGCGGCGGCTGAAGCTCGCGGATCTGCCGGCCGAGGCGCTGGCGGCGCTCAGGGCGAACGAGATCTCGCTCGAGATGGCGAAGGCGCTGACGCTCGCGCCGAGCGGCGAGCGCTGCCTCGAGGTGTTGGGATCGGTGCGCGGCCGCGACGTACGGCCGGAGCAGGTGCGGCGCGAGCTCACGCCCGGCACCGTGCCCTCGACCGACCGGCGCGCGGTCTTCGTGGGGCTCGAGGCCTATCTCGCGGCCGGCGGAACCTCTCAGCGCGATCTCTTCGCCGACCGGACGCTGCTGGAGGACGAGGCGCTCCTCGACCGGCTCTTCGCCGAGAAGGGCGCGGCCGAGGCCGAGCGCATCCGCGCGGAAGAGGGCTGGGAATGGGCGACGTGGGTGCCGGAGGAATATGTCTCCTGGACCGTGACGCAGAAGCTGACGCGGCTCTACGCCCGGCCCGGGAAGCTCTCGGAGGGAGAGGAAGCGGAGCTCGCGGCGCTCGAGGAGCGCGATGCCGAGGACGCCCTCGACGAGGCCGGCCGCGCGCGCATGGCTGAGCTCGAGGCCCGGCGCGCGGGCGGCTTCACCGACGCGCAGCGCGCCTCGTCCGGGATCTTCGTCTATTGCAGCAGCCGGGACGGGCTCTCGGTCGAGCGCGCCTATCAGCAGCCGCGGGCGGCCCCGCGCGGCGCGGCCGAGGCGGCGCCGGACCTGCCACAATCGCTGATCGAGGACCTGCACCGGATCCGGCTCGGGGCGCTGCAGGCCCGTCTCATGGATCAGTCCGAGCTCATGCTCGACCTGCTGGCCTGGTCTCTCGGCGGCGGCCTCCGCCCCTGGGCGCGCCCGCTCGCGATCTCGCCAACCGATCAGCCCATCGCGCCGGAGAAGGGGGAGGGCACGATCTACCCGCCGCGGCTGGCGGCACGGCTCGAGCCGAACACGAGCCTCGGCCCGGACGGCACCCCGGCGGAGTTCGAGGCCTTCCGGGCGCAGGGAAAGAAGCACCGCAACCAGATCCTGACCGAGGCCCTCGCGCGAACGTTTTGCACCGGCAGCTCCGGCCTCTCGGCCGCGCTCGCGCGCCAGCTCGGGGTCGAGGTGCGCCGGATCTGGACGCCCACCGCACAGGGCTTCCTCGGCCGCTGCAGCGCGGGCTATCTCGACCGGCTCTGGAACGAGCTCGTGCCGTCGGCCGAGGCGGATCAGAGCTTCCAGAAGCTGAAGAAGGGGGAGAAGGCGAAGCGGCTCGAGGCGCTCTTTGCAGATCCCGCCACCCGCGAGGCCCTGGGCCTCAGCCGCGAGGATTGCGCCAAGATCGACGCCTGGGTGCCGGCGGAGCTCGGCTGGCCGGAGGGGGAGGAATGAGCGGGAGGAAAAAAACAATTGCGCGCGGCGCCGCAGGTGGGCGGGCCGTGTCGGGCGCTGAGAGGGGGCAGGGGTCATGAGCGCTAAATCGTCTCTTACCTTCGCACCGCGGCTGCTGCCGGCGCCGCAGGCCGCGGCCTATCTCGGTGTCAGCGCGACCACGTTGCGGGGCCTGCCCATCCCGCGCAAGGTGCTGGGCGGGAAGCGGCTCTATGACCGGCTGGAGCTTGAGGCCTATGCCGATTCCCTCACCACCGAGGGCGAGGCGAAGGCGAACTCATGCGACGGCGCCTTCGGGATCACCTGATGCTGCCCCGCGTTCACAGGGTCAGGCGCGGTGGGACGGTCTACAAGTACCACCGCCGCACCCGGAAGGAGCTGCCGCGGGACGTGCCCGAGGACGATCCGCGGTTCGTCGCGGCATGGCTTGTGGAAGAGCAGCGCGCGCCGACCGCGCACTCGCGGAGCCAGGCGGGAACGATTGCCGCCGCCTGCGAAGCCTATCTCGGCAGCCGCTCCTACCGCGAGCTCTCGGACGGATACCGGCCGGTGATCCGGCGCCATGTCGAGCGCATCAAGGAACAGGGGGAGAAGGCGCTGCTGAAGGATCTCCTGTCGCGCCACATCCGCGCCGATCTCGAACCGCTGTCGCCGCCCGTGGCCTCCTCACGGCTCAAGGCCTGGAGGAAGCTCGCGGAGTTCTGGCTCCTGAAGGGGATGCTGGACGCCGATCCGAGCGAGGGCGTGAAGCGGAAGAAGATGGGGAAGGTGGCCGGCTTCACGGAGTGGACCGCCGAGGATCTCGAGGCGTTCCGCGCGCGCTGGCCTATCGGCACGGCGCAGCGGCTTGCGCTCGAGCTATATCAATGGACGGGTGCCCGGTGCGTCGACGTTATCCGCCTCGGGCCGCAGATGGTCGGCCGGGACGGGGTCCTGACCTATGTGCAGCAGAAGACCGGCAATCCGGCCCATGTGCCCTGGACCTGCCCCGCCTTCGGGCTCGAAGAGCAGCGGGCGGATCTGATGCGCTGCCTGCCGAGCGGATCGCCGGTCTACATGCTGACGGAATACGGCAAGCCCCGGACGCAGAAGGGCGTGAGCCAATGGTTCTCGGCCGCCGCGCGGGAGGCGGGGCTCGAAGGCCGCACCGCGCACGGATTGCGCAAATACCGCATGAACGCCCTGGCCGAACATGGCGCTTCCGTGCTCGTCATGCAGTCATGGGTGGGGCACACGACTCTGCTCGAGGTGCAGGAATACACCCGCCGGGCCGACCGCCGCCGGGTCATCTCCGGAGGGCATCCTGTAAAACGCGACCCTGCGGGAGCGTAA